TTTTCATAGTGACAAATACTCTCCTCTAAAACGGGCGCGACGAAAACCGACCAAAGGCCAGGGATTAAGGACATTAATGCTCCTGGGCGGGGGTCAACGTCGTTGTCAATACGTGAGATTTTCTCCATGATTGGAGAATTGATCACAGCGGGGAGAAAAGTCATTTCTCGCCGGATGATGTTCTCCAGCTCTTCTGTCTGCTGTTTTGATACTCCATAGATTTTCTCCCACTGTTGCCATGTTGGAATGATGGCGTTGTGGGGCCGTGATGCATGATGTTTGTGAGCATCAGGAGTATACAAGTGTTTGAGGGTGGAGGGTGTTGATAATTCCATCATTCTTGGGATTACTACGCGCATGATTGGAACAGCGCCAGCCTCATTTTTCACTGATTGGCACATTTGGTGCAACCAAATCAGTCGATCGTCTTTCCAGTTTTGGGTGGATCTGGTTGATCGAGTTAGGAAACGACCAGGTTTCATAGCCAATATGAGTCCAGTGTTAGTTGGGTAAAATCGTCCTGAACAAAATTGAACGTAATCGATGTGGTCGAACACTTGCATTTTGAAAATCATCCCTGCTAGGGTAAAATATGACTTGAGCAGATTTGCGAAATTGAGTGCCTGCTCTTTAGTCACGTTTTTGAGTATGCCCAATGAGTCATCCCCAAGGAAAAGACCGGCGAAGTATTCATTCAATGCCAGCAAATTGCAGTCTGGGAAGAAATACCTAACTGCAAGTAAAAAGATGGCGATGTTGAGAATTGTGTTTCCAATTGAGGTGGCATCTTCGCCAGTGATTCGCTTGAACCATGCTGTGAAAGATGCTTGATCTCTAACAACGCCGTTAATTTCAGCTCTTGACATTTTCCAGATTTCGAACACCATGCGGTTCATGAAACTGTTGTAGACATTGCCCTCCGCCCATCTGCCGTGTTTGCATTGGTTGGAGTCGAAGTTTGTCCCATCACCTTCGACGTAGTGGCAATCTTTTCCAAAGATCTCTTCGGCCACACGTTGGCCTACTTCTTCGGATGTCATTCCCGACGTGTATACAAAAGCTGATTTTTGAAGAATTTCCTTGAGTATTTGTGTGATCTCATATATGGCTGGTCCAGTGTGCATACGCACCCTTTGGTCCTCCTGTTCAATGACGCGAGGTTTCTGAACCTCGTCGTCAAAAACTTCCTTGATTTTGTTCAGGAATTCAATTTTTGTGAATACCGAAGTGACGGGTTTTGTAACGGGCACGCCAATTTGGTCCCTGGCCGCAAGCAATTTGGTGCGGACGGACGTTGGATATCTCTCAATCCATTTGTCCAAAGTTAATGTTAGTCCATCACGAAGATACCGTGAAAACCAGGGCATAGGTGAGCGGAGCGCCTGCTCGGCCCAATGTGGTGTGTCGAATAGGAAGTGATTTAGAG